AATGCTTCAGCTTTTACGTTAGTGTATGTTAATGCAACACTAGGCTGGGTATACAAAGATAAAATATAGGAGCTAAAACATGGCTCTGCTTGACTTTACATTCTTTCCAGGGATCGACAAACAGAATACAGCTGTTGGTGCTGAGAGACGTTGGGTTGATTGTGATAATGTAAGATTCAGATACCTACTACCAGAAAAAGTTGGTGGTTGGTCATCACTTGTTACAGATACAATATGTGGTGTTGCAAGACGAGAGTTTGCATTTGTTGATCTTGACGGTAACAGGTATGTTGCTATAGGAACAGATAAGTTTTTATTGTTGTATTTTGAAGGTCAGCTATACGACATCACACCTGTGAAAGCAGCTTTGACTGGTGCAACAATTGCAACCACATCTGGTTCAGCTATTTGTACTGTAACTAAATCTACACATGGATTAATAGCAGGAGATATTGTACAATTTAATAGCGTAACCTTACCTGGTGGTACAGGGTATTCAGATTCTGATTTTGAAGATAAAAATTTTCAAGTAACTTCTGTTACATCAAGTTCTGTTTTTACAGTTACACAAAGTTCTAATGCAACAGGAACAGTATCTACGGGTGGTAGTATAGAATTAATTCCCTACGAGCCAGTGGGTCCTGCCGCACAATCATATGGTTATGGTTGGGGTACAGATACTTGGGGAACAGGGAAATGGGGTGAAGCATCATCTGCAAATGATATAACACTAGAACCAGGTCTTTGGTCATTAAGTAATTTTGGTCAAGTATTAGTTGCAACTATTGCAAATGGTAAAACATTCACATGGAACGCAGGAGCTGCAACACCATTAGATGTAAGAGCATCAACAGCAACATCTGGTTTTACAACTACAAACAATCCAACTGCAACAAGGGTAACACTAGTGTCACCAACAACACGTCACTTAATTCATTTAGGTACAGAAACAACTATCGGATCAGCTTCAACACAAGATGATATGTTTATAAGATTTTCAGAACAAGAAGATATAAATGACTATACTGTTACAGCAATTAACACTGCTGGATCTCAAAGAATTCAAGATGGTACAAAAATTATGGGTGCCTTAAAAGCAAAAGAAGCAATTCTTGTTTGGACAGATAATGCATTATACACTATGAAGTTTGTAGGTGCTCCATTTACATTTGGTTTTGAGCAAGTTGGTACTAACTGCGGATTGATTGGTAAGAATGCAGCGGTTGAGATAGATGGTGTTGCATATTGGATGTCACCAAATGGTTTTTTTGCGTTTGATGGTACAGTTAAATCTATACCCTGTTCAGTACAAGATTATGTATATGATCAAGCAGATACTACAAAAGGACAACAAGTATATGCAGGATTAAATAATCAATTTACAGAAGTAGTATGGTATTACCCATCAACAAATTCAGAATACAATGATCAATATGTTGTATATAATTATGGTGAAAGTAATGCTAGAACAGGAACTGTTTGGTATATAGGAACAGAAGCTAGAACTACTTGGATTGATGCAACAGTTTATCCAACACCTTTTGCAACTAAATTTGATGACAGTGCGTCAGGTACATTTCCGGCCATTATCGGTGAATCAGGGCTCGGGCAAACCACACTATTTGAACATGAAGTAGGCACAGATCAGGTAAATCCTGATGGGTCTACAACAACAGTAACATCTTTTGTACAATCGTATGACTATGATCTTCAGCAAATGCAGAGAGGTCAATCATATGCTATAGCGGGTGATGTATTTTTAGCTGTTAGAAGGTTTTTACCAGACTTTAAAACATTAGCAGGTAATGCAAAAGTAACACTAGCTGTTAAAAGATACCCTTCAGATTCACAAACCACAAGCACTTTAAGTCCATTTACAATTACTGCAAGTACTGATAAAAAAGACACAAGAGCACGTGGAAGATTTGTAAATATTAAGATAGAAAATGATGCTGCATCTGAGTCTTGGAGATTTGGCACATTTAGGTTAGATGTACAACCAGATGGTAGAAGATAATGGCTAAAATAGTAATAAGATTACCGGAACCAAAAGAGGAATACGATATATCTAACCAAAAACAAATTAACAGAGCTGTTGCATTGATTGTAGAACAATTAAATTCAACATTTCTAGACGAACAAAAACAGGAGCAAGAAAGATTTTCTTGGTTTATAGGTGGCTAACGTATATAAAAACGCAAAAATAGATTTTACAAACACAGATAACACAGCTGTTTACACAGTTCCTAGTAATTCAAGAGCAATCTTAAAAAATATTTTAGTATCTGATGATTCGGGTAGTGGAGATAGTATTACTGTAACTTTAACAGATGCAAGTGCAGCGATATTTTCTCTTTTTAAATCAAAAACAATTGGTGCAAATGCAACTACAGAGTTGATAGCACAACCGATTGTGCTACAAGAAAGCGAGATATTAAAAGCACAAGCAACAACTGCAGCAAGATTACATATGGTAGTTTCTTTGCTGGAAATAAATAGGGATTAATATGTTTATAGAAGAAAGCGAAGTAGAATACACATACATAAATGGTAAGAAAGTGCCGGTTGTAAAGTGTGAGACAGAAGTAGTTTTAAGAAACAAAGAAACTAATTACGAGTATAGTTCTGACAAAGAAGCAGAAGATGATATTAACAATCCAGATACTGACACACAAAAAGAACATGTAGTTAGATCTGTAAAAATAAAAGTTGCAGCAATGCCACCATTAGGTGCTGCATCTGATGAGGATAAAAATGGCGAAGAATAAAAAACCAATAGTACAAGGTGGAGTAGATAATTATTTAGGTAAACAGCCACAGGTTGTTGCACCTAGAAAATGGCAATCATCACCTGATAAACCAGAAACAGAATTAGCTTACATTACAAAAGCAGAAAAAGATTTAATTATTAAAAAAAATATCCATGGTGGATTAGAAAATGGTCCTAACATGGGTCCATCTGGAATTATGTCACTAGATAGTTTTGGTGATGCAGGTGGTGGAGGAGCCGCCGGTGGAGATACAGATGCTGGTGGTGGATATAATACAGGATCAGGTGGTGGAGGTTTCACTGGAAGAAGTCCTGCTGAAATGCAAGATAAAAGAGATAAGGCTTTTCAAGATAGATTAGCAAACGAAAGAGCCACATTACAAATGGCAGAAAGAGCACAGGCTAAAGCTTTAGGGGAAAAAGAGAGAAGAAATATAGCTCTTGCAACATATGGTCCTTTACAAAAATTTACAGGCAGAAGTCGTTTTTTTGGTGGTGCAAATAAATTTGGATATACAGACACTAGACCTGATGGATCACTTAAACCAGGTTATGGTGGAAGAATCTTTGGTGGATTATTAAGTTTATTAACAGGTGTACCTTTTGTAGGCAGCGCTATTGGTAACATGTATGACAAAGGAACAGGTCTTTTTGGAAAGGCTAAAGGATTTTTTAATCGAGGTCCAAATTATAATGACATGTCTCAGTTTAATAAACTAGGTTTATTTGGTCTTCCTCCAGGAACATTAGATGAAGATGATAAGATAGCTCAACCATTAAGTGAAGCAGAACTTAATGCGTATTCTAGATTTGGAGACATAGGTCTTCCTAATCAAAACACAGTAAGTAATATAAATAATTTTGATTATAATAATTCTGTTGGTAGATTTGACCCTAATGCAATTGTTAATACTAGTAGTATTGCAGGAGCAAGTCAAAATATGGTCGGTGCAGATCAAATGGCTAATTTTTTTAATAATTCAGGTGGTATAACAAAAACACCACAATTTGATGATTCACCTTACGGCAGAATTAACGATGAAGATATGGTCCCATAATCGTATTGATTATAGGATAAAAAGACTATAAAAAGGACAAACTATGGCAATTTCAAGAATGAATATGGAAAGACAACTTAGAGCTGGTGGTGGAATTATGACACTAGAAGAGCCAAGACAAGGTTATTTTCTAGGTAAGATTGTACGAAAAGCTAAAAACGTTGTAAAAAAAGTTGTTAAAAGTCCAATAGGTAAAATTGCATTAGGAGCAGCCGCAGCAAATTTTGCTCCATTATTATTCGGTAAAGGAACTTTACTATCACAAGCAAAAGGTTTTTCTGGATTACCAGGACTGTTTGCTAAATCTAGATTTGGACAAGCAGTATCAGGTGGTGATGGTATGCTGGGTCAATTAGGTAATCTTTTTAGAGTAGGTGGAAAAAAAGGTGCTGATCTTAGTTTATTTAGAACTGCTGGAGGCATACTAGGAGCAGGAGCACTTGCTGCACCATTCTTAATGGGTGGTGATGAAGAAGTTATTGACGAAGGTGTTGATGCTACAGGAATACAGCCAATGGTAGCAAATATTAGACAACAAGCTAAAGATTATTATCAAGACCCTACAAAATCTGCATTATATTTTATGCCACCTAAATCAGCTGTACAAAGTTCTTTCTACGCTGCTGATGGTGGACTAGCTAGTCTAAGACCAGGATATAGATTTGGTAACATGGTGCAAAAAGCAGGTCAGATGATGAAGTCCGGTATAGGTAAAGTTAAATCTTTATTTGATGATGCAGATATAAGTATTCAAATACGTGACGATGATGTTATGACAGACGCTGGATTACAGGCACAAGCTGTTGGTCAAGATGTTTTTATAACACCTAAATCAAGCAAAGCAGTACA